GGTGCCGTCGTTTGCAGAGATGGACCCGGTTTCAATGTCGGTCGCATTGACCACATCGTCTTTGAGCAGTACGGAGTCAATGGTGACGCCTGCGCCCAGGGTGGTTTCGCTGATAACGTTAGTTTTCAGCGCCTGTCCGTTGTTGATCTGCAGGTCGTTAGCGCCGGTCGTGTTGCCGTTTGCCAGGATTTCAGACAGCTCGTTGTTGGCACCAACCTGGTTGTCGACATAATCCTTGACCGCAGCCGTGGTCGGGAGAGAGGTGTCGTTGTCGCTACTGTTGAGTCCTTCCGCTTCGGTCACAATCGCCGTTGCTTTGAAGTTATCGACTTCGACATTGCTCAGCGTATTGGTGTCGGCATCTAGTGTTTTGTTAGTGAGCGTTTGAGCATCGGAGGTACCGACCACGGTGCCGGTCGGATAGGCTTTACCGGAGTCTGCCAAGTCACCATTAGAATCCAGGGCCGCCAGGTTGTTGGCGGTTGCCGGCAGTTTCTTATTGGCCTTGTCTGAATCGACATTGCTAAAGCCGGTTTCGATGGCTTCCAGGTCAGCCGCTTCGATGAAGTCGACGTTATCGACCTTGGTGTTGGTGTAATACGGTCCAGCCATGTTTATCTCCGTGCTTTCCCTGGTAAATACTCAATCGTTAATCCGTCCAATTCCCACACCGGCTCAATCGCGCTGTTGGATAAGAATCGGAAGTTGGCCCAATCCCCTCGCCCATCTAATTCCATAACGCCTTCATTCAGCGGCGTGCCGCCCAGGCGCGTCGTCCCAAGGGTCGCGCTGCCTAAAATGGCACTGGAGTCTTCTAGGGCAAGTTCAGTTGAGCGGTTACGGGGTAAGCCCCCGATGCCAAAATAAAAATTGCCGCGCGCCTCGACTGTGACGATGCCGTCGGCTTGTAAATCTGCGCGCAGCCGTCGAAAGCGTTTGACCTGCGACGGCATCTTTAAATTGGTGTAGCCGGTTTCCACGATGGCGAGGATGGCTTCACCATCGAAGTTGTTACCGACCTCCATTTGCCGGACATAGCCGTCGTCCGAGCCAAAGTAGATGCGCTCATTGCCGTTGTTGTCTTCGGTGTTACAGACACACTGCACCACATGCGGAAACCGCATTTGCGTGATCATCGGCAGCCCATCGGGCGTAAACACAAAGATCAGGCCGGTTCCGTCGTTGAAGAAAATGCGGTACTGGTTTTTTGCACGCACCACCGTTGAGCCGGTGACCTGACGCCATTTACCTTCAATCAAATCATCGACTGCGGTTGAGATGATGGCGTCTTCAAAATCAGAGGATTTTTGCGACGCGCCCAGCTCGGTCAGGCCGCGACTGTCCATAAAGCGCACTGTCGACCCCATCATCTGAATCGACTTGGCGACGGCGCCGGCGTTGTTGCCGTACTCGCTCATGTCCTCGGCCGCCCAATCCGCTGCTGAGGAGCCACTTAAAATGCTGATCTCGGTTTCAGAAAAGATGCCCAAGCTCCCGTTTGGGAATTTGGCAAAGCCCGACACAAAGTTGTTCATGACGCGCTCATTGGCGCCACTGGCTAAGGTCCAGCTATGCGGATCACCGATACCTGAGTTTTGAATGCTCTTCTGGTACGACAAAAACAGGTGCTTGCGGTGCGCAATAATGTGCGTAGGTACATCGACACCCACACCCGTGGTGATGTCCGTCCAGGTGCTGCCATCCCACTCAAAGGCTTTGTGCACACCCGAGACGCCGTACATCTTTTCGGTACCGGCAAACGCGTAGTTCACAAACTCATATACGCCATCCGGGCTTAATCCGGTTTTCACGGCGGTCCAGCCGGACCCGGTAGATTCATGCATCGCTGCCGTGAGACCGCCGACTGCATTGCGCAGGGCATAGACTTTGTTGTTGTAATGCCAGACGCCGAGTAGCTTGCCCTCGCCGGGCACTTCGGTGGCATCAAACTTGGTGTAGCCAAGTAAGCGGCGATAGCCGCCCAAGCGTTTGCATTCCACATTGCTGCCGACGACCAAGCGACCGGGGTCCAAGGCCGTCGACGGACTGGCCAAATCCAGGCCGCCGCCGAGTTTTACAGGAGCAATGTTCATGACAAACCTACACTGAGACCGTCGGATACAGTCGACCAGGTAATGGACTGCGCACTGGGCGCGGTTTCAGTAAAGACCACGGCTTCCGACACCACAGCCACCGGCTCCATCGGAAACATCTTTGGCAGCACATCACCCACCAGATAACCAAACTGCAGCGTCGTCCCTGCGCCCTCGGGCAGATCGTTCCCGTGGGTAACACTGGCCGTGGGTCCAAACAGCGCCAACACGCCGGTAACGGAAATCGGTTCTTGACCGATGACCCGTGCCCCGCTGTAGGTGGTGGTGCCGTAGCTGCGGTAAAACCCGCTCAGCTCCAAACCCGCATGGGCCGATCCACTCAGACCGGTTTGCTCTAGTGCGTGGACCCCTACGGCCACAGGCTCTTGGCCAATGACGCGTGATCCAACCGCACCGCTCAGCGTGAGCGTGTCCTGCCCGCCTTGCGGCAGGTCGTTGCCGACGCTCAGTAGCGCCGCCGCGCCTGTAAGCGCCAGCGTGCCGGTTACGCTGATTGGCTCTTGGCCGATATACAGCGTGGCGGCGTATTCGTTTTTGGTCAGGACCGCGTAATTGCCCAGTGGCTCTTGACCGATGGCCAGCGTCCCTGCGACGGGGCTGAGTCCAAGCGTGCTGTACGTGCCGGTAAGCTCAACACTCCAACCAAGCTGGGTAGTGCCCAGCGTTGCACTACCCAGCTTTGCGTAGGCCATCAGCTCAACTGAAACAATCCGTTCGCGTTCCAGCGCACGATGAAGTTACTGTTGGTGGAGCGGACGTTGTAGCCGGTATCGTCAAGGTCCATGTACCCAATCAAGCGATCGGTGCCGGCCAAAGACGCGCCGGCCTGGCGCACCAATACGATATAGCGTGCGGCGATCGACACCGTGGTGCCGTAAGTCACATCGTCGGCATCAAACTTCACCGTACCGGCCGATTCGGTAAACACCGGACTGGTCAGCGTCTTCGGTGCGTAATCAGCATCGGCGCAGATGTTGGTGACATCGGAGTACGTGTCGTGGGTAGCGGCCGGCACGTAGTCCGTGGTCGCCAATACCGCGGTCACCGTGTCATTATCCAAATCGACGGTACCGTCCAAGATGTCTTTCTTAGCACTGTTATAGAGGGTGAATGATCCGACAGACATGAATAGCTCCTTACGCTAACGGGGTTTCGCCCTGGGCGATCATGGGCGCACTTCTGCGCAACAGACGATTGAGTTTCTGCTGATAGCGCATGGCGGCACCTTGGTAGATGTTGGGCGCTTCTTCATACACGCCGTAATACTCCATCGCCTTGTCGACGATCATGCTGTGCAAAAACGCAGGGATCACAGGCGTATCGGAGGCGGCGCTCAGTTCGACTGGATGCTTCCAGTACGCCAATTGCACGGTGTAGGTGGCATCCGGCGTCGGATGCAAAATCAAATCCCCATTCGGAATGAAGATCACGTGCGTGGGGCGCTGTTGTTCCACCACGCCCACGTCTTCACGTTTGTATTCCCAATGCGGCATGTGCAGCAACGCGGTTTCGGTTGCTTCCCCTTCGCTGGTCTTAAACACCGTGAAGTATTTAGGGTCCCAAACATTCACGTCGTTGAGCGACGGGGTGTATTGTTGGGTTCCTGCGGAGGTTTGAAAGCTCACCCGCTTCCACAGGAAGTCCCATTCTGCATCGGCTGCTTGTACCTCAAACCAGGCTTCCTTCACCCAATTCACGATCCGCGCGGCATCGCCGCTTTGACCGATAACCGATGCCGGTGCATTGACGCCCATTTCGCGCGCCAAGGCTTGGCAGAGTTCAAGGTAGTTCATGTTCGATTACAGACGGGTGTATGGAAAACGTTTCACGTTACGCCAAATGTCTTCCATGATGGGTTCGCCGTTTTCATCCACCTGGCCGGTTTTGCGCTTCCCTTCATACTTGGTGTAGATACACTGATCTAGCAGCGCCAAATGCTCTTCGCGGATGTCCACTTCTTCCTCGCGCTTGATCTGAATGGCCATGCCGTTCACCTGCGCGAAGATCGGTCCTGAGTCTTCGTTGGTGTTGTGAAAAATGACTTTTACGCGGCGGGGTTGATCAACGGTCGGCGCGGCTTCTTTTTTCGGACGGCTCGGCTTTTTTTCTACCGGAGCGGTCTCGACTTCGCTCTCTTCAAAGAGATCGGAAACGTCGTCTTCAAGACTCATGGAGTTCTCCTAAATAAAAGGGGCGACACCCCGAAAGATGTCGCCCCGGTTTCACCAATCCAGATGGATTAGTTGGTTGCAGCCACCTCGGCACGCACCATCCATGCGTCATTCAAAATGACAGCGGTGCTGTATGCCTTCCAGCCAGCGTGGTTGCGCTGACCCAGCGGATCAGAATCCGACGGCTTTGCGTTCACGATGGTTGGGGTGATGGAGTTGCGGCCCTTCAGTGCCACCAGACCAAATGCGTCGCGACCCAAGAAAATGATCGGATACACATCCGCGCTGGTGCCGGTGGTGGTGATCATGGAACCGGCAGCGCCGCCCGCATCGGCCCATGGCGCGATGACGGTTGAAGAGACGTAACGTACGTCTTCGACCTTACCGATTTCAGATTCCCACGGAGACATGGAGCCGTATTTTTCTGGCGGTACAAAACCGCTCAGACCACGGATGTCACCTTCCAGGTCCGGGTGGACAATGCCCACGTAGCTCGGTGCTACGTTTTCAGTGCCGTACGCGGCAGTCGAGCGCACCACCTTGGTGAGCGGACGTGCGTTCTGGCGCTTGAGGTCACGCACGCACTGACGCTGCAGGGACAGGCTCAATGCAGTGTTGACCGCATTGCGCGCAGCACCGTTGGCATAACGCACGTTGGAGCCGGCCTTGAGCACATTGAAACGAATGGTCTCAATGGTCTGTGCCGCCTGTTCGCCCAGGACATCCACCGCTTCCTGCAGTACCGGGTCCTCGTGGGTATCCATCACCTTATCGGTAATGGTCACCAGGTCACCGTACTGACTGACCTGTGCGGTCACGTCGGTTGCGCTGAGCTGCTTGGCCGTCGGGGTGACGCCTTCGGTCATCGGCGTGGTTGCCAGTGACAGGGCGTTGTAGCGACGGAATTTAATGGTGTCGGACTTCTTGGCCGGCAGGGTTTTTGCCTGACCAAACTTCTCGATTACCAGGAACGGGATGGCGCGCTTGAGCAGTTCACGCTCTGCGTAGACGCCGGTACGCGGTGAAATATCACCATATTCAGTCGTAGCCATGTGGAATTACCTCTATCGTCTTCCGTAGTCAGGATCGTGGCGTTCCAGGTATTCAAATAAGGCATCGGGGTCATCCGGACTGGAGCCACCAATGCCTCGACCGCCACCGCGCGTACTGGGCGATTGCCCTTGGCTCAGTTGACGTTCACGTTTTGCCTGGATTTGTGCCACACGTTCGTTTGGCGCTGGTGCAGGTTGAGCCTGGGCCAGACCGCGAGCTTGCTTGTAATACGTCAGCAAGGTCGCTGCATCGGCAGCATCATCTGATTTCACCAACATTTGTACGGAGGCCGGTTGCTGCTCTACCCAATGTCTGAATTCACTGCTTCGTGCCGTCTCACGCCAATTGGGGTGAATCGACTCTAAGGCTTGTTCCTGCGATTGCTTGTAGCGGGTTTGTTCCGCTGCCTGAAATGGCCGGATTGCCTCGTTGACAATGTTTCGGACCTTGGTGTCATCAACACCGCTTCCGTTTACAGCACCACGGGACAAGGCGGTTGCCAGTGCCGTCGCTGCTTTTTCTTCGTCACCGGACATTAAAAGGTCAACGACCTGTCGGGCGACTTTCTGCGCATCCTGCTGCGGAATCGCATTTGATTCGGCAGTCGTGGAATTTGCTGCACCAGTTCGAGACTGCTTTAGCTGCAGCTCAAGCTGGTTAATCTTTTGCTGGTACGCACTCACGCGACCGGAGTTGGAGCGTACGTTTTGCTGCAACTGCGCAATGGTTTGTTGCGCAGTGCGGTATTCCTTTTCCCAATCTTGTTGCGCTTGGGTGGGCGCGGCGTCTTCTGCGGGTTCTTCCGCGGGCGCTTCGTCTTCAGCTACATCCTCTAGCGTTTCTTCGGCGGCTTCGGATAGCCCTTCTTCCCCTTGGTCGAACAACTCATTCAGGTCATCCTCAGACAGTTCTTTTTCAGCAACAGCGGCTTCGCTCATGGGTGTGCTCCATTAGTCCGCACCAGGCGGCGTAAGGCTTAGGAATCACCCAAGTCGCGGGATGCGTTAGCATCCGGCAAAGACTTGAGTGCGCGGAGGGCTTGAATAAAGCCCCGGTGGTATTGGGTAAACTCAATGGTCAGCGTGCTGTCTTCCAACAAATCACGCTGCACCTCAATCTGCTCGTCGGCCCATTTCACAACAGTGCGCCATTCCGACGACTTCACATCCAGCTTCAAATGCCGCTCCCTAAGCGACGCTTGAGCTGCATCTCTAAGCGCTTATTGTTTTCACGCATCATTGCCACGCCCTGGCGCGCTTTGTCGCCTTGCAAGCGTTGTGTAATGGCCGCAGCGTTAGTGTTCTCTTGGGTGGTCAACTTCGCCAGGGCCAACTCACGCTCTTGCGTGAGTTCCGCGGCACGCAATTGCCCCTTGATCTCAATCTCTTGCTTACGCAATGCCTGTTGCGCTTGTGCGTTTTGCGCATCCAATTGCAAACGGGCTTCCGCCAAGGGGTCTACCGGCGCCTGCTGCATCTGCGCCATCTCATCGATCTTTTGTTGAATCTCTTCGTCGGTGTACATGAATTCCGTGGAATCAATCTGCATCGACGAAATGACTTTCTTAAACAGCTTGGTGAAATCGACCATGTGCGCAAAGTTCGGGTTCTGCGCCAGGCCCACCAAATTCATCATGTTTTGCTGCTGCACCTCTTTCACCAACAGCGCTGAGCTGCCGCGGGCAACAATCTCAAAGTCACCCTTGACCTCTTCCTTGTCGGAAAACTGCATGTTCCAGTCGTACAAGCGATGGATAAACGGCTTGGTAATGTCGTCGTCCCAGTTCTTCACCGCACGCCGCAACAGCGTGTTGGCCTGGTTCATCAGCATCGACATGCCCGTGGCCGTTTGCACCGGGGTGGGTCCCACCTCACCTTGCGCCACTGCCGGAATCCCGGACTCCTCACGCGCCATCTGCAGCGCCTGATTGAAGATCCCCAACAGTTCGTTCAAATGGCTGTTGGTTTCATACTTCGCAAACGCCTGCGAGACATTCACGCCCGGCGTCTTCACCCGCCAATACTTACCCGGCTTGGACACCCACTCGCCGTCTACCGGCTCGATCACCGCATCGTTCACCACCGTTTCCGGAATGGCCGTACGACCGGCGTTGTCCATCGCCATGCGCCATGCGCCATTGATTACCGACTGTGAATTGCGCAACAAATACGGCAGTCCGTAACCAAAAATACTGGAGTCGTCTTGCTCCCAATTGAACACGCTGTAGGGCAAATCGCCGGTGTCCATGGGATTGATTTCGGCGTAAATCACCTCGCCATCACAAAACCACACCACGCCGTTCACTTCGGTCAGGTGGTCATCGTGATCCACCTCGGCGCCACAGGCTTCCAAGTCGTCTTTGTCGATCGGACCGTGGTACTCCCACACCTCATAGCGATAGCGCCCAACCTCTTCCAGGCCACTGATACGGCGCATCTCGGCCAGGTGCGTTGCGGTTTGCTCGCGATCCTTCTCGTTCATCAGCACGCGATTGATCTGCGCGCTGAAAAACCCTGGCTGCTTGGCCAGGTCGCGTAATTCCTTGCGGCTCATCACATGGCGCTGGAATACAAACTCCGCCTCGCTCATGCGTCGTGCGCTCATGTCGGGAAAGAAATCCCACGGATCAACGCGCTCGGCCCACGGACGCATGTCGCGCGTCATTTCCAGTACACGCACCGTTTGCCCCGTAGCCGGGTCATCCATCTTGCCCCAGCGCTTGCGCACACGACCGCGAATGACCGGACCCTTGATAATGGCCGTGCCGTACAAACACGCATCGTGAATCGCATCACGACAGGTCGACGCCCACTTGGCTTCGGCCAATTGATCATCCATCTCTTCGCGCATGGCATCGGCGCGTTTGCGCGCTTCGCGCATCAACTCATCTTTAACGCCCTTGGCAAAATCCCGCTTTTGAATCGGATTGCCTTCTGGGGTCATACCAATCGGGTCTTCGTTTTCATCCCAGTTGGGGATGTCCGGCACCGGCGTTGGGCTGATGTCCCAATTGCGATCGTCGGTGGGAAACAGAATGTCCGCCAGGCGTGCTTCTGAGCTGTTGATCATCGGCCGCGTGATGTTCACAAACACCGAGGACTTACCGGCCTTCTTCAGATTGGTCAGGGTCGCAACGTCGTATTGCCCGTTGAACTGACGCAAATCTTCCAGCCAACGGTTTTCAATACCGTCTCGCCATTTACTCAAGTCTTCGGCTTGCGCTTGCAGAGACGCACCCAGCTCGGCCATTTTCTCGGCAGCAACACGCTCGGCTTCCAGGCGTGCTTGATCCAGGTCGATCAATTCAGCGGCGTTGATGGGAATGGCTGGGTTCATGCGGCTCTTTGCATAGGGCGCCCGCACTTTCCGTCAAAGCGTACCGTCTTAAATGAGAAGTCTGCGGAAAGGTATTGGGCATAAAAAAACCCGCCGGTGGGCGGGTTAAGCTGGAGGAGATCATGCACTTCAAAAGTCGGTACGGGCAAAACTCCCAAGATAGCGCGGACCTTACCTGAAACGGGGCGCAAAGTCAAGCATTTTCCTTTTAAAATCAACACGTTGCTACAACCTTTTGGTTGTAGGTTTGAAAAGTTTACCCGCGCTATTTTTCCCCCTATTCCCACACACCCACAGCGCGCTTGGGGTGTGCATGGGGGTCGCAACACCCCCCGGCCCTGTTTGAAAAAATCCGCGCCTTTTTTCTTCACCCGCGCGCCAACGACAACGCGGCTTCAATCCACACGTGCGCATCATTGAGGTTGCGCCAAAACGCACCGCTCGGTTTCTTATCTGCATCCCATGCCTGGCAGTAACGCACCTCCAGCGCCACGCGACACGGCGCAGGCATCCGGCGAATGGCTAAGTCCACGGTGGCCAAGCGTCGCGGCATCATGACCTCGGGCGCCCGGCTACCGCCGCTGCCCCCATTGCCCAACATGCCGTCGCGCATTCGGGACTCAGCCGTCATCTTGGGAAAGCCGATGCAACTCTGCTCCAGCATGCGGCAATTCCAAGTTGCCCATTCCAGGATCAGCTCTTCGATGTATTGATTGATGCGTGCTTTGCGTCCCATGTCAGTACCCAATCAGTGAATCGCCTGCGGCCGTGAAGACGCGTGCGCGTTGTGGTGTGACCCCCGCTGCCCCAAGACCACCAATGGCGCCCCAGAGGTGGGAGCTGATGGCGCAATAGCGCATGGCATCGGCCGCATGGCTGGTGGCGTCATGCACAGGGCGTGACTTGTACGCCTGCCGGGCGTCGTCCCATTCCTTGCGGTAATTGCGCAGCATGCGCAGGCCCTGACTGCAACGCCCTTCATCGAACCAGGCATTCGGCAGCAGGTTGCGCACTTGCTCAATGCCATCTGCAAGCGGCAACGACGGCGCGATGTCGAACTCAATGCCCAGGTTGCGAGCGGTCTCCAGGCGCGACTGGCCCGAGCCTAGCTCGCGCACGCGGATGTCGTGTGGCGCAATGTGCCGACCGAAGATGGCACCGTGCTCTGCGCGCCAGGCATGGAGCCATTGCACGTAATGCTGCAAGCCCTCGCCGGTGGCTTCGTAGTAATCCACAAACCGAATCTCACGGCTGCCATGCACCTGGAACATCCAGATGGCGGTGGCATCGGAAACGCCTAAGTCCCAGGCGCTATGCACCACCAGGCCCTTCTCGATCGGCACCGAGGTAACCTGCTGCAAGTTGACATACTTCACGTAGTACGCGCCGTCTTTGTTGGCAAACGGATTGCCCTCCCAGATGTGCTCATACAAATCCGGGTTGGTGGTTTGCAGATGCACCCGCTCACGCTCCAGCTCTTTGGGGAACCAGGGGTTGTCGGACCAATTGACCTTGACCACATAGGCATCCGGCGGCGGCGTCAGCACAAAGCGCTGGTAGGTGGCATCGAACTCATCCATAGGATTGAACGTCACCCAAATCTCGGAGCCTTGTTTGCGGATCGTTGGCACCAAGGTATCCCAGGACGCGTTGGTCACACTCTCGGCCTCTTCGACCCACACAATGTCGATGCCTTCAAACGACTTGATCTTGGTGACATTGGATTTCAAACCGGCGAAGAAAAAGCGCGATCCGTTTTTACCCAGGATTTGTGTCTTTTGCACCTCAAAGAACGCCTGCAAGCCCATGCGCTCGATGGTATCGGCCAACAACTGGATCACCGAGTCTTCGATACTGCGCTGGATTTCGCGGGCACACAGGACCCGTGTGCGCTCCTGGAACGCCTTCGTCACCAGGAGCTGCGCGACCGACCAGGATTTACCGGAGCCACGACCGCCATAGGCGACCTTGTAGCGATTGGGTTGTAGAAACGGCTCAAACTTTTCCGTAAGCTGCCACTTGAGCTTACTCATGGACGCACGACCTCAATCTGAATCAGACTGGGCAGCGGGTTTTCCGGATCATTGCTCATGATCTGTTTGTCCATACCCACCAGGCGGGCCTTTCCCATGGTCGCCGCAACGGCCGAGGAGGATTGCTTGGCGCGCAGGGCCATTTGCCGGGCCTCTTCCAGCTCGGCCAGTAACGACTCTTGGGTGACCTCATACCGCTCGGCCATTTCCGCTTTGAGCTGGGCAATGCGCTTTTCCACTAGGGGGCGTTTGGTCACCCGATGCGCGGCACTGCGCACCGACACGTCCTTCATGTTCTCGGTGCTGTAGGATGCGCGATAGGCTTTGGTCATACTCGAATGCAGCACCATCTCTTGGCAAAATTTCTCTTCACGGTCGGTCAATCCAGTCTCGGGATCGGTCCTCATTTTTCCAGCCATGGTGGCCTCCTTTGGTTGTGCTTTTTGCAAAAAATTGCAGGGTTTTTGTCGTTGAGCGTTTCTCTTCCAGGTTTGCAAAAAATTGCAGATTCAGCACTGAAAACACCCCGCATCGCTGCAACGTGCAACACGGTCTATAGACCCGTGTTGCAGCGCGTTGCAGATCGACGCCTTGCGCAACGTGCAACAAGTTGCACCACGTTGCACCGTGTTGCACGTTGCACATCTGAACCCGCAAAAAAGTGCAAACTTGCAAAACTTTGCAAAGAGCAATGCGCCCCCTGCCATCGGTTTTTCACCCCCGTCACGGCCCCTTCACCCACCGTTTTTTGATCCGGTTTTGAGCGTGAAATTGCGCCAATAGGGATTCTTTGCCGCGATCCTGGCAGCCTCACTTCGACTCATCTGCGGTGTTGCAAACGCCTTCTCAACGGACCAGTGCAGCACCTGGACGCGTCGGTAAATCACCGACCAGGACAAGCCCAAGGGATTGAGCGCCGGGTCGTGTGCCTGGTGGCGCAGCAGCGCAAGGGCCTCACGGCTTAACGGCTTCATTCGACTCCCCAAACCCTGGTCTCAGTAGACAGACCACAGCTCACGGGTCCAATCACGCGGCTTCGGGCCAAACGCAATCTCGACACTGACACCATCCGATTGCCAATGGGACGGGACGCCCTCTTCAGGATGGTAGGTGCCGGTTGGGGTGGGACGCTCTTCATAAAACATCCACTCGCCATCGGCATCCTGCGCCATCCACTGCGCCCATTCCGGGACCTCAATCTCAAGCCAAAGGGTTTTGGGTTTTGCCATCGTCGTGCTCCTTGGGGTGTGTTGTTTTCAATCGTCGTGCTCATGCCAGGACCTTGACGTGCTCACCGTCCTGGTAGAACGCGGCATCGTCCATGTCCAAAACCTTTTTCAATGCGCGCTGAGCGCGTTGCTTGCGGGTATCCCGCCCGCCTTCGGCTGGCGCATCCATGCGGTCCACCAGGGTGTCGACGAGGTAGGTCAGCGCAATGCCGGCGCCGTCGGTCGGGACGGTCTGCACGATCACGTCCATCGCCAATTGCTCATTGGCCCCGAGCTTGCGCTTTTTCACCGTGCCCTGGCTGCGCGGTACGTCGGACTCCACCGCCACGCAGGAATCGATGACATCGCCGTCTTCGTCCGTGCCCACGGCCACGACGTCGAGCTTGAAGCCATAGGCCAAGCCGTCTTCGCCGTCCTTTTGCTTGGAGACGCGGAAGTAGCGATCGCCCTCTTTGGTGCGAATGACCTCCAGCTCAGCATCGGCCGCTGCGCGTAAGCCCGACCAGCCGCGCGCGCCTTTGCTGGCGTCCTTGCCGGCGTGATGCACGAGGATCACTAAGGCGCCGGTGGCAATGTGGATCCCGCGACAGTGCGCCAGCGCCTGGCCGACGTGCTCGCCGGCGTTTTCATTGGCGCCAGGCATGACCTGGGCAAAGGTGTCGACCACGACCACCGAGGCTTTGCCGGTGTGGGCAATGGCCTTGGCCACATCGAGCGCGTCTTTCTTTTCAAGGAAATTTGGGGTGGCGTGAATGACATCCAGCGGTACGCCCTGGAGGTCGATGCCATGGTGCAAGGCATAGGCGCTGAGGCGTTTGCGAAAGCCGCCCCCGCCTTCGGCGGCGAGGTAGACCACGCGGCCTTGTTTGACCCGGTGGTCGCGCCAAGGCGTGCCGCGGGCAATGCTGAACGCCAGGTCCAGGGCCAAGAAGGATTTACCCGAGCCAGACTCCCCGAACAGGACCAGCAACTCGGCCTTGGGCACAAGGCCCTTCACAATCCACGACGGCGGTGTGCCCTGACTGAATTGTGCCGCCGGGACGGGCTGGTAGCGTAAATCGTTGGCGGCACGGGTTAGGTCCGGTGTGCTGGAAGGTAACGCGGCCTGGGCCACAGGGTCGTGCGGCGCTCCGGGCATGGGGGACTCCTCACGGGTCTGCGCGTCGAGGTTTTCAAACTCATCCAAAGAGATGACGGTGCCGATGTGGGCGCCATTGCGGGCGGCCATTTGCACCAGAGTACGGGCCGTGACCACGCGGCCGGTGGCACGGCCAAAGGAGTTCCAGCGACTGTGCAAGACGGCTTCGCCGGGGTATTTGCTGCCGCGCTTGGACCAGGTGTTCCAGTACGTGAAACCCTGGCCCTGGGTCTCATGGTGCAGGGCCATGCCGACATGCAACCAGGCATCGTGCTCCATGTCGGGATCGAGTACGTCCAAGGCGTCGTGGAGCTGGGCGTCGGTCAAGCCCATGGGCTGCGCGTCTAACGGATCACTGAACGCACGCTCGGCGCCGAATCGCTCCAGGTAATACGCCCGCACCTCTTCGCTGAGATCGAGGATGGTGTCGTGCGCGCCGAGCATTTCGGTCAAGTCCAGGGTGTTGCCGGTCAGGGTCACATAGCCCTTGTCGGAAAACGTCTCAAACCCAAACGGCGGGTCTTGCGATTTGCGATTGGCCAAATGCCCGCGCATGAACGCGCGGACGCCCTGGCCCGAGGGGGAATACTCAGCGTAGGTGCCGGCGACCAAGGTTTGTACGGTGGGGTGCAGGCCCTGGGCGTCGATGCAATTGTCGAAATCCAAGGCGACCAGGCCCCACTCGGGGAGCAACGCGAACCCGACCCCATCGAACCCGCGCCGGGCGGCGGCCGACTTGGCGGCTTCAAACGTGGTGAGCTGAGAGCGGTCCTCCGCCCCACCCTGGACGCCATGGCGACGACCGCCAGCCGTGTAATACGGCACCTTGCGGGGTTTTTCTTGCGACTCGTCCTCTTCGTATCGCCAGATGAGCCAACCCTGCAAATTGCGCAGGGCGCTGGGGGCGTGAATGTCTTTTAAGTGCGGATTGAGCTTGGACACTGCGTTCATCCGCAGGTCCCCAAGTCCACCAGGTCCACCAGGCGTGGGTTGAGCAGGCGTTTGCGCGGCACGCCGAATTGGGCTTCGATTTCCACCGCTCGGCGCGTGGGCACGTAGCCGCGGCGCAGGCAGGTGGAGATGAATTGCTGAGAGACGCCCAAACGTCGGGCGAGATTGGATTGGCTTCCTGCCGCCAGTACGGCTTCTTCAATGCCGGTTTTTGTTGATGTCATCACAACCTCCATGGGAATTGGCCGATCGTATTTAGTTGTACAACAAAATACAAGTAGGGAACCCCCCAAAACGCTGACTTTTTTGATGTTTACACAACAAAACAGTTGTGATAGCGTAGGAATGCTGTTGTTACAAACTGTTACAACAACAGGTTGACAGACAAAATAAACGGTTTCACTGGAGGTTTTCATTTATGTCGGAGTCTGACGCGATCGCCGACTTGGCCCTGATCTTGGAGGGCGATCTACAACGGATCGAAATGACCCAGGAGCAGTTGGCCGAGCAGCTCAACGTGACCCAGCAAGCCATTAGCTTGTGGAAGGCACGGGGCTACATTCCCAAGCGCCGCATCCCCGAAGTCCTGGCCGTGCTCGGCAAAGGCTCGGAGCTGGCGCGCGCGGTTGAAGAAGAGCGCATTCCCCTCTCCCCGGTGGATGCAGCGTTTCGCAAGATCGACCGCGACAACGTAGGCAGCGGCACGCCGCAGCGTCGCGAAAGCGATCGGCTGCGCACAGAACACCGCAGCCGGATGATGCGATGGGTCACCGCGCATGACGCTGCACTGGAGCTGGTGCGCAATCATGTGCCCGATGCCGCCACCCAAGAAGCGATCGACGTCAACGGCGCTCGCCGCGTCTATGACTACGTTTCCGAGCATTTTGTGGCCACCTTGAAGCGGGCGCCGGTGCTGCGTCGTTCCTATAGCGATCAGCCGCCCCTGCTGGATGCTCGCCCGCTCAGCAACGACCTGCTGAACCTGATGCTGCTTTCCCTGCAGGAAGGCCATCGTCGTGCGTGCCTGCTGTATTTGGTCTGCGAAGACACACGGGTCATGGAAACCGAACAAGTCCGCAGAGCGCTCAATCGCCTGGCGCGAGATGCCGAGGTCCTGCGCGTCACCCTGGTCGTGGTGTCTTCTGCAGATGAGGCCGCCAAGGACCTGCTGCGCCGTGAAAGCGTGTTTCAAGACTTCAACGACGATCCAATCAGCGACAGCGACGCGCTCGATGAGCTGAGCGCCGAATACCCCGACGAGCCGCTGTTCTAAGTCGCATTCCGGGCCGAAATCGGCCGCCCCGCACCCTCTTTTTTGAGAAACGTCCTACATAGGACGTTTTTTTTCGCATTTTTCACAACTAAACAGTTGCACAACACAACATTGTGCTGCTAGAGTGCGCCTTATCTTGTACAACACAACAGGAAAAGCGCATGAAAACGTCCCGTTTTGCTCTCCTAAGCCCGCATTTCACAACAGGGTTTTGCGCATGAGCGTGCAGCCCCTGGTCCCTGGCCGTGCCTATGCCGTCCGCCTGCACGGCGTGGTCACCCCCGTCCTCAGCTCCCATCCGGTCGATGCCTTGCTCGCCATGGCCCGCATCGCCTGGACCCACAAAACCCGTCAGGAGAGATCCCATGCTTGAAACCCAACTCCAAGAACTGAACCAGAACATCAGCTCGCTGATTCAGATCATGCAAAAAGCCTACAGCCAGGAAGTGGATGTCCAGGCACACGCCTACCGCGAGGCCAAGGCCATTGAAGTGGAACCAGCCGAAGCCGCCCCTGCCCCGGCCGCGGCGTCCGCACCCACCCCGGCTACGGAACCTGCAACCAACCTCAGCGCCGACGACGTGCGCGTGCTGATTTTGGACATTGTGAAGAAAGGCGGTCGCGATGCGGCGGTCCGCCTCTTGGGCCAATTCGGCGTGAGCACCGCACCGGAACTCAAAGCTGAGCAGTACAGCGCCTTCATGGATGCCGGTCGCAAAGTGCTGGCGGAGGCGTAAGGATGCAGGCGCACGCAAAGTTGTCCCCGAGTGGTGCCCATCGCTGGATGCACTGCCCCGGTAGCGTCGCCCTGGAAGCCGATTTTCCAGACACCTCCAGTGCGTTTGCCGACGAAGGCACCGCCGCCCATGAGATTGCCGCCGTCGCCTTGACCGAAAGGAATCCCGCCTCGGCCTATTTCGGTCGCACCATCCCCGTGGGCGAGCGTGAGTTTGTGGTCGACGACGAGATGGTCAGTCACGTGCAAACCTACCTCGACAGCCTGGAGGAGTACACCGACGGCCATCAAGTGTTTGTCGAGCAGCGGGTCAATTTCTCCGACGCCATCGGCATACCGGAATCGTTTGGCACCAGTGACGCCATCGCCATCGTCGGGGATGAGCTGCAAGTGCATGACCTGAAATATGGCCGTGGTGTGCGGGTGTATGCCCCGGAAAACGAACAACTTCAGCTCTATGCCCTGGGCGCATTGAATGACTTCGGCATGCTCGGTGAGTTTCATCGCGTGCGCATGGTCATTCACCAGCCGCGCCTGAATCACATCAGCGAATGGGACCTCAGTGTCCAGGAGCTGAATGAGTTTGCTGCAGAAGCCCATGCGGCTGCGCAACGCACCCTCACCAGTACGGAACTGAACCCTGGTGAAAAGCAATGCCGCTGGTGCAAAGCCAAGGCCACCTGTCCAGCCCTCAGTCAGCTCATTGAAGATGAGTTTGAGGCGCTGCCCGAACCCAACGCCGAGACCGACGCCGACCACCTGGCGCATGCCATGGATCAGGTGGACATGATCGAAGCCTGGTGCAAAGCCATCCGTGCAGAAATCGAACGCCGCCTACTCAACGGGCAAAGCATTCGTGGCTACAAGTTGGTGGAAGGCCGTCGTGGTGCCCGCAAGTGGACCAACGAAGACGACGTGGCCGATGCGCTGAAGAAGGCCAGGCTCAAGCACGAGCAAATGTACAACTACGCGCTGATCAGCCCGACTGCGGCCGAAAAGCTCAGTAAGTCTGGCGAACTGGGTCCGCGTCAGTGGACCGCCTTACAAGCCCTGATTACGCAATCCGATGGCAAGCCGTCGGTTGCGCCTGTGCATGACAAACGTCCTGCGCTCCAAATTGACAGTGATTTCGATGCTGTCGCGTAACCCCCTCTGTTAGGAGATTTTTATGAAAGTCAAATTGACCAATGTCCGCCTTGCGTTTCCGCAATTGTTTGAAGCGCGCTCGTTTAACGGTGACGACAACGCCGCCTTTTCTGCGAGCTTCATCATGGAACCTGATCACGCCTCTGTCGATGAGCTGGCGAAAGCAACCGATGTTGTGGGTAAAGAAAAGTGGGGCGCAAAGTGGGATCAGATCAAGAAAGAACTGACCCTGAAGGACAAGCTGCCGCTGCACGACGGTGACATCAAAGCGAACTACGCGGGCTTTGCCGGCAACGTGTTTGTCAATGCACGCAACAAGACCCGCCCCTCGGTCGTGGATCGTGACACCACCCCCTTGGTGTTGGCCGACGGTAAGCCCTATGCCGGCTGCTACGTCATTGCCAGCATTGAGCTTTGGGCACAAGACAACAACTACGGCAAGCGCATCAACGCCACCTTGCGCGGCGTGCAATTCCTGCGCGATGGTGAAGCCTTCTCTGGTGGCGCTGCCGCCAATGAAGATGAGTTTGAAGCAATTTCAGACGACGAACTGTTGGCAGGACTGGTGTGATGGGTAAGGGCATTTGCTTGGAATGCGCCTATTACCAGGGCGGCGGTGCGCGTGATGGTCTCGGGCATTGTTACTTCAACCCGCCGATTGTCAGCGCCAACCGTGAAAACGAAGGGCACAGCGTACGCCCCATCGTCAGCGCGGTGGATTACTGCGCGCTGTTTGTTGCCAAGAAGCATGTTGCGTAAATCGCCCACGCTTACCGGCTATCGCAAATCACTACAGGCTCGGCTCCGCCATGCCTCGAAGTTACTGGACCGCAACCCCAGCAACTTCGAGGCGGAAGTGGACCGCATTCGTTTACTGCACGCCCTAGAGACATTAGATCGTTATGCCAGAACCTACGATTCAACCGATTGAAACGCGCTACAACGGCTATCGCTTTCGTTCCCGCTTGGAAGCGCGCTGGGCCGTGTTTTTTGACACCCTGGGTATCGCATACGAATACGAACCCAACGGCTATGACACTCGCCATGGCTGGTATTTACCCGACTTTTATTTACCCGCCGTGCGCAATGGACTGTGGGTAGAGATTAAGGCCGACGCACCGAGCAAAGAGGAAGAAGACAAGCTCCACGACCTGTGTCGCGCCACCCAAAAGGCGGCGACCTTTCGCTGCGGTGACCCGTACTTGCACCACCACGGCAACGACTTTGCCGATGGGGTCAAACTCTCCAGTGGCCGCAACCTGTTTGACACCACCTGGTTGATTGAACCGTACAACGGCAGCGAAGTGGGCTGGGACATTTCCTACATGTTTTGCGTGTGCCCCCAGTGCGGCAAGCCCGGTATGGAATTTGATGGGCGTGGCGCACGCGTTTGCGGCAATGCCTGCTTACCGGATGACGACAAAGGATACAGCGCCGACGACGCACGTTTAGTTGTGGCGGCGACGGCAGCGCGCGAAGCGCGGTTTGAAAGCGCGCGGAGACGTGCCGCATGAGCAAGCCGGTCCTGGCCTACGACATCGAGGTGTACCGCAATTACTTCCTGGTGTCGTTTCTCAACATCGTCACCAAAAACATCCTGCATTTCGAGATGTTTCCAGGGCATCCCCTGGATGCAGAGCGTGTGCTGAAAGTGCTGCGCGCCTTCACCCTGGTGAGCTTTAACGGCAACAACTTTGACCTACCGTTACTGAGCCTGGCCGTACAAGGCGCCGATTGCGAGAAGATCAAGTCTTACTCCGATCGCATCATCCTCAACAACCTGAAGTATTGGACCCTGGGGATTGATCCCATCGAGTGTGACCACATCGACTTGATCGAAGTCGCCCCTGGTATGGCCAGCCTCAAGATTTACGGCGGTCGCATGCACGCCCCTAAGCTACAGGATTTGCCGATTGATCCGGACGCCGACATCAGTGCCGAAGATCGTGAGCAATTAAAGACATATTGCGAAAACGATTTACACACCACGGCTTTGCTTTACGAAACCCTGCTTCCGCAAATCCAACTGCGTGAACAACTGGGCGAGAAATACCGCATGGACCTGCGCAGCAAATCCGATGCGCAAATTGCTGAAGCGGTGATCCGCAGCGAAGTCGAGCTGCTGCTCAACAACAAGCTGCGCAAGCCCGTGATCAAAGGCGGCCATGCCTTTCATTATGAAGTCCCGCACTTCATCTGGTTTCAAACCGAGCCGCCGCAACGCGCCCTGGAGGTGATTCGTCAGACCACCTTCATGACTAACGATTCAGGCAGCGTCAAAAAACCGAAAGAGATCAGCGACCTCAAAGTCACCATCGGCAACAGCACGTATCAGATGGGCATTGGTGGTTTGCATTCCACCGAGAAGCGCGCAGCGCATGTGAGCGACGATGAGTACATCCTGGTTGATCGTGACGTGGCCAGTTATTACCCCTCCATCATTCTCAACTGTGGATTAAAGCCCGCGCAGATGGGAGATCACTTCACCAATGTCTACCGCGACATTGTGCGCAAACGTTTGGAAGCCAAGCGCAACGGCGACAAGGTAACGGCCGATAGCCTCAAGATCACCATTAACGGATCGTTTGGCAAATTCGGCTCGCCCTATTCGGTGCTGTATTCGCCCGAGCTGCTGATTCAAACCACGCTTACCGGGCAACTGTCGCTGCTGATGCTGATCGAGATGCTGGAAAGCGAAGGCATCCCGGTGGTCAGCGCGAACACCGACGGCATTGTGATCAAGTGCCCGCGCAATCTGCGCGCAATGATGGATTTCATCATCTGGGAATGGGAGATGCGCACCGGCTTTGAAACCGAAGAGACGCACTACACCGCCTTGTACTCACGCGATGTTAGTAACTACATCGCAATCAAAGACCAGGGTTACAAAGTCAAAGGTGCATACACCCCTGCCGCATTGCAGAAAAACCCCGTCAATGAAATTGTGACCGATGCCATCTTGGCCAAGCTCAAGTTTGGCCAAGACATTGCGCAGACCGTGCGCAACTGCGACGACATTCGCAAGTTTGTGACCATCCGCACTGTGAAAGGAGGTGCCGTTGACCAGGCAGGCCAGTTCCTGGGCAAAGCAATCCGCTGGTACTACGCCCATGGTGTGGATGGTCCCCTGACCTACAAGATCAATGGCTACACCGTACCGCGCAGTGAAGGCGCCCGCCCCTTGATGGAGCTGCCAGACACGCTGCCGGACGACATTGATTATGACTGGTACATCCAAGAAGCCCACTCCGTCCTCACAGAGATTGGGGCAGCGGCATGAGAGAGCGCGACATCGAGCAATACCTGGTGCAACGCGTGAAAGCCATGGGCGGCGAAGTGCGCAAAGTGCGCTGGGTCGGCCGCCGTGGCGCGCCGGATCGCCTGGTCATGCTGCCTGACCTGACCGTATGGGTCGAGCTAAAGGCCCCCGGCAAAACCCCGGAACCCCATCAGGTACGTGAACACGACCGCATGCGCGCCATGGGCCAACGCATCGCCGTAATTGATTCCCTCAACGCCGTCGAGGCGTTGTTAGACCACCCCAAGGAGAAGTGAAATGGCCAAAGCATCTAAAGCCAAAAAGATTGAAAACATCGCACAAGCCGCACGCGACGCGAACCTTCCGCCAGGCACGGTGTACGCACGCCTGCGCAAAGGCTGGAGCTTGGAGCGCGCACTGAGCGAACCTGTGAACATCAAAAAGCGCAAGGACGCGGTGAAGAAAGCGGTAAAGAAAGCCGCAAGCAAGACTGCTGCAAACGAATCGCCCATGCTCAGCGTGGTCAATCCACTTGCTGCCGATCCTACTCCGCCTGCGCATGAGGACCTGCCTTTGGTAGATCAATCCAAGCGCGACAGCACCGGCGCCATTTTCGCATTGCTTGCAATCGCTGCATTTGCGGCGGCCATGCTGACCTTGGCCATGGGGGTCGACGCATGAGCACTGCGGCGATTAAGCGCACTATGAAAGACAGCGCTTTGTTTTTATGGCACCTGTCGATTACGCCGTTTTATTTAGCCTCAATCGCCCTGGCAAGCGTGTTTGTGTTTGCAGCATTTGGCACGGCGGCGTTTGTTGAATTCTGGAAAAAGAACCAATGAAGCCGGTAATCAAATCGATCGATGAGCCGCGTTTTTATCGGTTGATGAGCGAAAGCGACATTGGCAAACGCTGGTTGCAATGGCACCGCGCCAACCCAGAGTTTTACGCGCTGTTTGAACGCTTTTGTTTTGAAGCGATTGAACGTGGCAAAACTCGGTTGAGCGGATGGCTGGTGGCCAATCGTATTCGCTGGGAAACCAGCGTGGTGACACAAGGCGACGACTTCAAAATCAACAATGATTTCGTCGCCTTATTCACACGCTTGTTTGCCGTGCGACACCCTCAGTACCAGTGGTTTTTCAAACTAAAGACTAGCAAGCGACTGGATTCCGACATCCTGCTGCGTGAATTGCAGCATCGACCTGCAGTCAATTGCGAAACCTGGGCAGACTCATTGGCACTAGGGGGAAAGACTTACTCATGACCGCTCGCCAAACCTTTGTCCCGCGCCCCTACCAGACGCAGATCATCGAGCACATTCTTGATCATCCGCGTTGTGGCATTTGGGCAGGAATGGGAATGGGTAAAACCACCGCGACGCTTACGGCATTGAGCGCATTGGAATTGGTTGAACCCGGACCGGCGCTTGTGGTTGCGCCGTTGCGTGTTGCGCAATCAACCTGGCCCAGCGAAGCGAAAAAGTGGGCGCACTTATCTGACGTGGAAATTGTTCCAATTGTCGGCACGCCTGCGCAACGCGCTGCTGCACTAAAGAAAGACGCGCCGGTGTACACCACCAATTATGAAAACCTACCCAAACTGGTAGAGCATTTTGGCACTCGCTGGCCGTTCAAGAAGATCGTGGCCGACGAATCCACCAAGCTCAAAGGTTTTCGTTTACGCCAGGGCGGCAAGCGCGCCCAGGCATTGGGCAAAGTGGCACATGCGCATGCCACACGCTTCATTGAATTGACCGGAACACCCAGCCCCAACGGCCTGATCGACTTGTGGGGGCAAGCCTGGTTTCTTGATCGAGGCGAACGTTTGGGTCGGTCGTTTCGTGGGTTTACCGACCGTTGGTTTCGCTCTGAACGTGTCGGCGCCGACCCCCATGCAGTGAAGCTCGAACCCTACCCTCATGCGCGCGGTGAAATTGAGAACCGACTGCGCGATTTGTGCTTGTCTTTAGATGCGCGAGATTGGTTTGATATTCGTGAACCGATTGTCACCACCATTGAAGTCGACCTGCCTGACGCTGTGCGCAAGCTGTACAACGACATGGAACGCGAGATGTTTATGTCCTTCCAGGACAATGACATTGAAGCGTTTAACGCAGCGTCACGCACAATTAAGTGTTTGCAAATTGCCAATGGCGCTGTGTATGTCGACGAAGCGGCCTCGGCGTATGAAGAGGTGCATGACGCCAAGCTACAGGCCCTGGAAGAAGTGATTGAAGAAGCCGCCGGGATGCCGGTTTTGGTGTCCTACCATTTCAAATCCGACCTGGCCCGACTACAGAAGGCGTTTCCCAAAGGTCGTGTGCTCGACAAAGACCCGCAGACCATCGACGACTGGAACGCTGGAAAAATCCCATTGCTGTTTGCCCACCCTGCTTCCGCCGGGCATGGCCTCAACCTCCAGGATGGCGGCAACATCCTGGCGTTCTTTGGCCATTGGTGGAACTTGGAAGAATTTCAACAAATTGTTGAGCGCATCGGCCCAACGCGCCAGGCACAAGCCGGGCACGACCGCCCTGTTTTTATCTACCACATCATCGCCCGCGATACCGTCGACGAACTGGTGATGGCCCGCCGCGAATCCAAGCGCGAGGTCCAGGACCTGTTGCTCGATGCGATGAAAAGGAATGCCCCGTGAACGAGAAAGTCATCCTTGAAGACCAACCAAACCTGACGGAAGTGCGTAGTCTGCTGCAGATGATGCAGACGATCACAGCGCCGAAAGACGCCCTCCCTACAGACGGTCCGGCGACCATTCAGCAAGTCGCCGCATACTTCCAGGTTACCGAGAAGACGATTCGAGAATGGCAGAAGGAAAAGCCGAGCTTTCCAAAGCCTGCCAACTTTGGAAAGTCATTGCGCTGGGATGCGAGAAAAGTGCGGAATTATTGGAAAAAAGTCGCGGGTTAGCGCATCACTTCATTTGCCCATTTCTCCATGATGGGGCGTCGCAGCTCCAACATGTCTGAGCGCGCATAGGGGGACTCCACTTCGTCGTTGCGTTTGCGGTGGTCAATGCACACCTCAGCAATTTTCCATTCAATCCCCTGGTCCTGCGCCCAGGTGCGGAACGTGCTTCGGATACCGTGCGGGGTCCAATCCAATCCGCGTTTTTGTGTGAACTGATACAGCGCATTGTCGGAAATGGGCTTACCGCTTGTCGATGCAAACAACCAGCCCTCATCTGCATTCTCCAGTATTTCTTTCATTGGGTCAGTGAGCGGCACGCGGAACAAATCTCCCATCTTGGTGTACTGCGGCGGCACATCCCAGGATTGCGTCAAATCGTTTACCTGGTCGGTGTGGGCAAAGCGCGCCGTGCTCGTGCGCGTTACCGAAGCCGCAAGCCAACGGATTGCCCAATGTGAGACGTGCGAATAGCGCAATCCCTTGAGCAACTTCCGCAGGTCGTCGGGGTCCGGGGCGCGATGGTGTTCGGCTTTGTGCTTGTAGGGGGACAGGATCGCATTCATCAGCGCGGACGCCGCCGGGTTATCGGACCGATTGGCCTGGGCGGAAACCGACAGGATCACTTTTTCCATGTACTGACGCGCCTTGAGTGCGGTCGGATGCTTGTCATGCCACAGCGGGCGCAGCACCTCAGCACAATCTCTGGGCGTCAACGACAGGACGGGTCGATCCTTGAGGACCGGGACAATGTACTGCTCAATGATGTTGTTCCACCGTTGCTCGGTTTTTGACACCGTACGATCTTCCGGAATCTTCCAGCCATTCTTTGCCAGGGACAGATACTGCTCTGCCGCCTCGCCAAAACTGATTCGGTCTAAGGGCGTTGGCTCGTTTTTGGTCAACTCACCAGTCACCAGCAATTCGTCGCGCCGCCTTTTCGCAGCCGCCAGGGTCGCCAATTCGTCGACATTGCCCAGGGTCACGAACTTGGTCTTCCCCAACTTATGCAGCCATGTCTTCCGCCCGTTAGGACTGATGCGAATGAAGTATCCCTCCGCCACGTAATGACGCCCTGGCACGTCGAGTTTGCGCACTTCAGCATCGGACATACCTTTTCGCTTCACGGTCATAAATTTCCTCAATTCCTGTTATCCGGGTTAGGCGTCCTATAGAGGAGTCGAACTAGGGTTAGGCTCCCCTATAGCCGAATGTTAGCCAAAATGTTATCAAAAATCACGATAACATCGTGGCCAAAAGTTGATTGAGGTTTGAAGATCACCGGATAGGCACTCGCCGGAAACCCTTATGGGACAAGGAGTTTCCGGGAGATAGACAGAAAAAAACCCACATGCGCGAACATGTGGGTTCTTAAAAATGGCGTCCCGTAGGGGAGTCGAATAGGATATTTATCCTATTGATTTGAAAGGGTTTTATAAGTCTTCAATTTAGATGTTAGCATCTGTGTTAGCAGTGCTTTTGGCGACCACCGCGTTACAGTAGGATGGTCGAATGGTGTTTCTGCGAAAAACATACCTGTTCACCCTCGAACTCATTCATTTGTACGCGTGGATGAGCGTGCTGTTCACCATTGTTTACTTGGCTGGGTTGCCGTTTTTTGGTGACGTAACTTACGACTTTAGCATCCCAAAAATATGGGTGTTGGTTGTCTATCCGATTTACGGCTTGGCCGGCGCCTTCAAAGTGATCTGGAAAGGTAGTCAGCTCAATTCCTTTGCATTCCGTACCAATGTCCCCTGGTGGGAGTACGTTTTATTGATTCCAGGCGCCACATTGGTTTTGTACAAAGACTTCTTTGCCAATAAAAAGCCAGACTACTTCTGATTTTTCACTTCAACCTGTAGTGCTCGCATTCGAGCAATCCACTCCCGCATCATTTCTGAGCGGTTTTCTGATCCCTGAATAAGTTGCTTCCGCATATTCTTCAGCGAAGTTGAGCTGGGCACGTATTTCGGAATCTCGCCTTTTAGCAAACGCGCGACATCCGCCTTTGACATATTGGCAGAGAGTAGCGATTCGGCAATCTCCTGCTCGGAGAGTCGAAGGGCTTTTGCGGCGCGAACGGTTGCAATCATTTCTCGCCAGTTGCCTTCCCACAAAAGTCGGGATTGCTCATAGGCATTTGCCATACGGTCTGCGCCACCAATGTTGGGGTTCGTCAGCACGCTGCGAATCGGTCTACCCGCCTCGGCCTTGGCGTCTTTGAATTCCATGGCCCGGAATTTCAACGCGGTGGTCATATCCAGGGTTGTGAAGCGGAAGCCGACCCAGGATAACGCTTCGTCACTGAGATCAAATACGCGCCCGGCAGCCGACTTCTCACCCAAGGCGGCCTTCATGGTCCGCTCTAGGTTTGTCAAAAACCCTGGCATAAGTTTCCCGGTCTTATCTGTTACCGGATAAACGCCGAACAAGTACCCGACTTGTTTCATGGTCTGAGTGAAGGTGTCGTCATATTCATTGTAAATCTTTCGACCAAACTCGTTTTGGTTATTCCACACCTCAGTAATCGCCTGGAATGTAATTTCCGGTGCCAGGAATGGGTCAAGCAGGGTTTTAATGCTGTCTGACAATTTGTCTTCAGCCGTTTTGTTGTTGCCGTTGAGCAGTGCTGTGACCGGCCCTTTCAGATAGGTATATGGGTCGAGATGCGACAGGTCGAGGTAGACCGGCATACCCTTATCGTCAAAACCTAGATACATGAGCTGCGCATTGCGCTGCCACTCCGGAGCAATTTTGCGGATTGCTTCATCATCGTCATCACCAATACCGAACATGGCCATGGTCAATGCCGACAGCGCCTGGGCAGCCGATGCTGCCAAAGCCAGTCCGGCAGCACGGCGAGTTGCCGCAGCCGTACGGCCCATGGCGATGTCTTCTTTCATGATGCCGAATAGGTGCCAGCTTGTACGCATCATTTCCCATGGGAACGACACAAACGTACCGACCAATGGGAACCGACGCAGCCAGCGAATGGCTTTGGGCACCATGGAATAAGTCGGGTAACCGTTACGAATACGTTCGGCGGCCAACTCTTCTGCACGTGCTTCGGGAATTCCGGACCGCATCAGCGATTTCTTTTCATTCTCGAAACCAACGATCTTGTGGAAATCGTCACCAGCGCGGTACACCTTGGTGGCAAAGTTCAAAATCTCCTTGGTCATGCGCACTGGCTTACTGCCCTTGAGCGTGTCCATGTCGGCCACTTCGTCCAACAACGCACGTAACTCACCAGCGTACGGGTTGTCATGCAGCACACCCATCTCTGCAAGTTTTGCCAAGTAAGCGCGACGATTCTGGTTTTTCTTACCGATCCCAAGGTCGGACCAGGTATTCGCAGCGGCTTTCAGCGCATAGCCATAATTGAAATGGCCATTGGCAAACGCAAACATAAAGGCGCTGTAGAAGTTACGCGCACTGGTGGTTGGAGACAGTACCGTTTTACCGTATTTAACCGAACTATTGATTTTGAGGTAGAAGCGGAACCAACCGGACAACGGGTCTTGCTCAACGGCGTCTTTCAATGCCTGGGCAAATTCTGGCGTGGCGTAAAGGCCCGCAAGCGGTGCCATAGTGTTTCGGTCGGACGCAGTGATCTGAACGCTCATACGGCCAGATTCTTTCTTGGAAAGAAATACGCCCAGGTTGTCTTCGCGAATGCTTTTTAGGAAATGGTGATTTGCTACCAGCCAACTGAGCTTGCTCATGGTACGAACGAAATTCACACGGGCGTCTTTGTACTCGCCCATTAGCGCACGAATTTCTGGAGCAATATCCTTTCGCTTGCGGATGATGCTCAAGTCTTTCTGCCCGAGCTGCTGCGAATTCATAAACGCAGTCATGCTGCCGGTTTCAACGCCAACTCGCAGAATCTTGTTGATTAGGCCCTCTACACGGTCGGCGCGCTCAACCGAATCCATTTCACCATCCGGGTCCAGGCTCACTTCGATATACCGACGTGCGGCATCCATCGTGGCGCTGTCTTTGGCAACCTTATCCGGCCAGGTTGGGTCATCAAAAACCTGGTAAGAACGGTTTAGGTAATGGCCTTTATTTCCTTCGATCGTCAGGTATGAACGAATCTTTGCCCCGACAATCGGGTCAATTGCCGCCCACTCCTCTTCCGCAACCTCTTCTCCGCGCACGGCTTTAGCAATGACCGCCAGTGCTTCGTTTTTGCGTTTCGGACTTAGGTCCTCCAGGCGATAGCGGACTTCATCGAGTGTCGCTTGCTGCAAGCGGCTTGAGAGCATGTCGACGCTAGTGCGCATAAGGTCGATGCTTGCGCGTAGACCCGGAGCCAATTTGACCGGATCGCCTTGCAACGCGGCATTGAGCATGAGCTTTTCAGCATCGCTAAGTTTTTCATACGGCTTGCCGAGCGTCTTTTTAACGTTATCCAGGAAGTCAGCAACATAAAACTCGATGTTGATTTCATCGCGATTTTTCATGCCCATGCTTTCGATGCTGCGCTGGAACGCTTCATCCCCGAGCAAACCTTCTTTGAAGAAAAGGCGTTTGAACCCTGATGCCAGTTTGCTCTTGTCTTTTAGCGACGGGTGGTCGGATTGGACGGTAATGTCTTTACCATCCGCATCGCGACCGATAAACACGGTCGTGGTATTACGACTGTTCTGGTTTTTAGTCGTTTTTGGCTTGCGCGCAAATCGTGCCGTAATCTCAACGTCGGCCCCATCGAAGATCACGTAGTTATACGTGCCGCCAGTACGCTCTTCGCGAATGGCGTCGATCAGCTCCCGTGAAGCGTCATATCGTGAGATGTTGTCCGCCAAGGCTGCGGTGATGGCCTGCGCAGGGTAGTCAAACCCAAGCCAATCATCGGCGTCCAGGGCACGAAGAATGCGCTCTTTGCCTGCAGAAAATTCGCCCGCTTCGACCATCTCCATGACCTCGGCCATGTCTGCATCTTCAGGGAGGACATTCAAGAACTCGTCGCGAATCTGACGATAAGTACGATTGCGGCTCACCCCATCCAAATACTTATTACCGCGAATGCCGAGCGTCTTGAGGTATTCCGATGCCGCCTTGGCCGAACCCTCCTGGTCTTCCAACAATGCGTAAATATCGGAACCTAGCGGATCGCCTTCCAAGGCCAATTCGCTAAGTGCGGCGCGTACTTGTTCAGACTGCGCGCTTAGCGGCTCATCCAGAAGTAAGTATTCGTTCTCGCTTGGAGCCAGGTCGACTTGATAGAGTGTGCCGTAGGCATTGATTTCCTTGCCGCTACGATCAAAACCCTTCAGGTTTTCACGCGTAATGCTATTGGCAAAATCGATTGCCGCTTGATTAAAGCCATTGTAATCACTGACGTACTCTTGAATTTCTTCCGGCGTTCTACCCTGGAGAATTTCTTCCAGGACCGAAGCGCGCTGATATTGCTCTTGGCGAATGGCCTGCTTATGCAGGGCGCCTACGTCTTCACCATTCAAAGTGTACGACGCGGCCCGCTTGGCAAGTTTCTTCTGATACCACGCGCCGATCTCACGACGACTGGCAAAATACAGACCCCAGCCAAACGTCTGATTACCCTCGCCGGTGCCCACATTGTCGGTACTGAACGCGTCGACTTCATGCGGGGTGCCGTGCCAGGCGACCATGAACCGTGGGCGTTTTGCATCACGGCTGGCGTCCTTCACCCAAGCGCGGTCAACTGAACGCAAAACATGCGCCAAGTCTTTGTCGTTGAACTTTGTAAGATTGCTGAAACCGAGCTTGCGCATGGCATTGCGCACCCAGCCAATGAATGCGCGAATGGAGTCACGCACCTTTTCCGGCAACGTGCGATACGCTTTTTCACCCTGAGCAAGCGCAATAAACTCGTCGATCAAATAGCCACGACGTTGCTGCCCATCCATTTTACCCTGCGCACCGAGCTTTCTGGCAGTTTCGTAATACGGCTCCATGCGATCGGCAATGCCCAATTGCTCAGCCCATTGACGCACACCCTGCTCGCCGCCCAGTTGCGACCACAGGCGCTGATGCTCGCGCTTGATTTGATCCCCAAACAGACTGCGCTGTCCCAAATGCGCACCTTCGTGCAGCATTGTTTCTTCAACCTGCGCCTCACTGGTCATCCGGTTTGCGACGATGTACATTTTCCCATCATGCATAACCGCAAGAATTTCACCGCGCGCACTATCCTCGTTCGCCTGCTTCAGTATCTCAGCGGGAAGCGCAGATTCCGTGCGAACGACGCGGACCGGACCACGGCCATCAGCGACGTTGACCCTGCGGCCAAACTTTCTGGACGCGATCTTTTCGGCGACCGATATTACGAGTTCTACACCAATCGCGGTTGGCGCCCCTCGATCCGTGACGACGCCAGGCTCCGTTCTGGAGAACCAGGTACCTCTTGACTCCAGGGTTTCCTTCGCCGTGCTATCAAGTGCTTCGGCACCCGAAATGATCGTACCGCTCGCACTAACCTCAAACGCATCTAACATGCGCACTAAACCAGCACTGTTAGAAGCGTTATTGTTCAGGAAATTCACCAGGTTTTTAGCTGCAGCAATGTCTGCCACCTGGTACTTCAAAATGGCACCGTTTGCATTGGTGCGATCAACCGCCTGGTAAATTCGATTGACTTGATCGTTGTCACGCAGGCGCGCCATTTCATCCGGCGTCATACTCAACACACCCACGACCTGGTTGCGATTGTCGAGCAAGACCAGTGCATTGTCGGATTCCAGTGATTCAATTACGGCATAGGCAGAGCGCGGATTAGTGATCTTATCCAGCTCCTTTTTCGGGAGCCGGGAAACCTTACGCTCAGTGACCGAAACATCGCGACGACGCAGACGCGGCATGATTTGTATCATTTCGCCGGAATTGGTGTCTTCTGTGAAAAACCAAGTGCTGCTATTACCAAGGCCAAGGACCACGTGCCCCTTCAATTCCACGCCCGTACCGTCTAACCAACGTTTAACCACGGCTGTGATGTTGTAATCCGCTCTACTTGCGGTCGGATCGCCAGAGGGGTGGTTATGGGCAAGATACACTTGCGCCGCGCCTTCGACTGAAGCGACGGCAGGCGCCAGGACGGATGGGTAGACGGTCGCCTCGTCCTTACCGCCGATGGTATGACGCTGGACATCCAAGATGTTTCCGTCTTTATCCAACACCAACGCGGCCATTTGCTCTTGGCCCAGTCGACGTAGGTACGACAGAACGTGAGCGGCTTCTTCCGGGGTGGTTACCCGATCAACGCCGATTTTTAGGGTTTGGGTGGGGACACGTCGGAAGGTGAGGTTGAACTGGTCGCGGGCTTCTTCTCGGGCGTGACGTACGTCGGCGGCGGGGTCGAAGTCGAAAGCCCCTTGTTCAGGGGATACCTTTTCGTTCCCCTCTTGGACCGATACGGTGTTGCTTGCTCGCTCATTGTCCTGATTGTAGCCCTGTTGGGTTTCATATAAAGCTACGCCGCGGTCCGTCTCTTTGGACTCGATAACGTCAAAGAAACGGTCAAAGCCGTCGACAATGCTCTGCACCTCACTGTCTATCGGGTACGGATAGGCGTCTGAGATGTCATCCATGCTCAGCAGGGCTGCATCAATCCACGCATGATTATCGACAATGTTTGCCAGGTAGTCGTTGCGGTAGCCCTTTTCTCTCAGACGCTGGATCAGATACGCCTCAAATGCACGGGCGGTCATCTCAACTTTTGTCGACCAGTACGGTGCGCTACGGAATTTGTCGAGAGTCTTTGAGCGCGCGGGCATGTCCGTTTCGTTCACGGCTTTAAGCACATCGCCAAATGCCTGAACCATTTCAGGACGCACTGCGCCAGTGTCACCAACTGGATTGCCGAGCGACGCGCTCATCACATCACGTGCATCCCCGGTCATGTATCCATCAGCGCGCTCACGCATGCGCGAGAAATAATTGTCCAGGGCATGCCACCATTCATGCCCGAGGCTACCTGCGCCGGACTTCTTGGTGAGATTGATCACAACCTTGCCTGGTTCGTAGTGCGCAGCGGCAGCATTTTTGCCGCCGATACCACGAGCACCAAACGCAATTGCCAATTCACCATTCAGCGAAATGGCCTTGGGCGGAATATCTAGCAGCGATGCCATATCCAGGAGCGCGTCGTATGCTTCGTTTAATGACTCCTGGCGTTTTTTGTTTTCAACCCAATTGCCAAACTCTACGCCACGGAAACCAAACGTTTCTGCAAATTGATCCGGAGTGACGTCCAGTCCACCACGCAAGTCGGCACCGACACGGGGTTGGTTTTCTTTGTTACGCTCAAACGGCACCTCACGAAGGTTCTTATAGTCCTGTTCGAGCTGGGCTTGGTTATCCTTAATATATTGGAATGCAAGTTTGGCTTCGTCGAACGGACCCTTGACCCAAACCAGGGCCTTGCCACTTTTACGTCCAATCCAAATTTCTTTGTTTCGATCGCCGCGTTTGTACACACTGAATTCCAATGGCTTCTTGGCCACTGGGTTCTTTTTGAACTGCTCAAACCGATCAATAAACTTTTGAATCGCTTCCTCGCGGGTGTCGCCTTCCGCCAGGATGCTCGGCATGTTGGAGAACATGGACGCGCCGCCGCGTTTGTTCTCAACGGTCCAAATGGTTTTGGCAGGGCTGTAGCGTACGCCGTTGTGTACGGAATACTGCGCAGAACTAACACGGATATTGGCCAGGGAAACGTCATGGCCGACACGCTGGTACAGCTCGGCCAGGGCATCTATTTCGCCACTGGTAGCGAGTACAGTCCGTGCGCGCTCCGGCGGCAACTCCATGAGCTGCGTTGTGAGGTTACGCGCCATTTGCACGGATTCGACCCAGCGACGTAGCTTGTAGCCTTTGCGCGGCTTTGCCGGGATGGAATCTCGGATGGCGCGAATCGATGCGACGATATACGGGTCCGTGCCCGCATCCAAAAGCCCCTGGTAATTCGGCACAGGGAATGATTTTGAAAGCGGCTGGGACTCAACGTCTAAATCGCCAGCGCGAGTGAACGAATCTTTAAAACCCGACCACACGTCTTTACGTGCGCCGCCGATCTTTTCACCAAAGTCGGTAATGGGCGCGGCGCTCCTTGCAGACGGCGCTGCCGGAGCGACTGCGCTCAGAGCGCGCTCTTGATCGTCGGGGTGCTCCGCCTTGATCTTTTCACGAATGTCTTCGCCGCGCTTGTACTTGATCCCTAGTACCTCACCGGCCTTAACGGCATCGGCGTCGCTTAGCGCGTCAATCTTTGGATCGAGCACCGCATGGCGTGCCGCCAGGTCCTGTGCTGCTGCCGGAGCGGAACCTCCACGGTCAATGAACTCTACCTGCGAAGGATCAAACACCATGGCTTCAACATCGCCATTGGCATAGCGCAGTACAACACCATCGTAGCCCTGCTTTTGAAGCTCGCGCTTATCCAATTCACGCTGGGTAAAACGTTTCCAGTCGGTATCGTTTTCTCCGCTCAATTCCAGTGGGTTTTGCAGCAGTAAATACGCTTCGCGGACAGTGGCTTCACCGCCAAAATCCGCTTTTACGTCGGCATAACCCGCGGCATAGTCTTTGTCTGAAGAGAAATACGCACCGTCTTGTTCGCTCATGTTGAATTGATCGAACGTAGCGTTTGTGCCGTGGTACATAACCACCGGGGTACCGTCTGCCTTGGATGCCAATCGGGGTTTTGCAGCGCGCGCTGCATCTACCAAGTCGACCTGGGCAGGGTTTGCATCCGCAGGGAGATTGGAGCCAGTTAGGCTAAATTGATCGCGTTCGGCATCCGCCGCATCGCGTTGTGATTGCGCCAGGTCCGCTTCGGCCTGCGCGTTTTGCGCCGCTACTTGGCGGTCGAGGTCGGCTTGGGTGTACGAATTGAGCGATAGAGCGAGCGGATCGTTTTCTGCACTTCCGCTTGCTTCTTCTTGACGGCTCGCAAAAAGATCAGGGTTCGCTGAAACTTCTCCTGGTCCTGCGCGATCATTGCCTTGGTCAAGTCCAAGGCCACGGCTTTGCGCAGCTTCGTCAGGTTGACCTCCAAATTCCCCAGTTTGTAGAGATTCGGATGGGCGGCCATATCGGCCTGGATTTGCTCGATCGTCAGCTTGCTCATTTCGTCCACTCTCAAGAAGTTCAAACAGTTTACCTGCAACCACGGCGTCTGAGTCATTACGCTCAAAAAGCCCTTCCACCTGGCTCTCAAGCCCCTCCGCAACCGCGCGCTGGCGCAGCTCGTCTAGAGTCAGCGCAGTGGTAACCTCAAGCTCCGGATCGAAATCAGCGCTTTCATACTCATCCAGGGCATCGACCAATTCCGCGGCCTCAATGGGCGGAATCCCCGCATCGCGCGACTCCAAATCCTCCAGGGCTGCAGCCTGCTGCGGGATGAACATCCCTGCAACACCGCCGTCCATTTCATCCAGTACGCTGGAGACAATCGCCACCTGGCGTTCGGTTAGGCCGGTGTCTCCCGCCGCAGCACGATCCACCAGGTTCAGCAAATCTTTGCGGCTGATGTCTTCGCCCAGGTTTTGGACCCATTGTGGGTTGACCGACTTGGTGCGAATTGTGTCGCCGCCAAAATCGTAATTCAGGTCGCCGGTTTCGGAAGTGCGCTGTGCGCCTTGCGCCGGGATGACTGAAATTCCGCCGCCCGGTACCCAATTTTGCTCGACAAAACCGCGCAAACTGTCGCGATAGTTGCCATAGGCCAAACGGGAATCGACGTATTCCGTAGGCATTTCTGCAGACGTTCCATAAAACGCACGCACCAGTCGCTCTTTCAGGACCGACTTACGGCCCAAGACTGGGAGTCCGTTGTCTTTCGCCACGGCTTGAAGTTCTTTCAAGCCCATCGCATCCAGCTCAGCGAACGACGGAACATTGACCAGGGGTGCAGTCTGCGCGGAAAGCGGCTCGGTGACCGTCGCGTCATCGATCGCCGGGGTTTCGTCAGCAAGGTCGTTTAAGGCTTCTGCTGCCCGCTGTGCCTGGAGTTCATTGCTCAGCTCGCCGGTATCGACCGGGGCAATTGCAGGCATTTCATCTGCTGTAAACGCGGCCCGTGCATCTTCACGCGCTTTGACGCGAGCGGGGTCCGCCAGGATTGCCGCCTGCTCCTCTTTGGCGTTTTTCAGCGCACGATTGAGGCTGGCTTTAATCTCTTTGCGGTCGATCCCAATGTCGTTGTATTCCGGCGCAGTGTCGACCGTTTTCAGCTCTTCACGAATGGCCGCAATGCGCTGTTCCGGATCAAGATTCGTAAACCAATCGTCACTCAATGTGATGGGGTCAACCGCGGCCGCGGCTTCTGGCGCAATTTCCGGCGCCACGCCTGCCAAGGCGGCGTCGAGTGCGTCGCCGGCATCGGTTTGATCCAGTTCTTGCGCCAGGTTTGATTCTTGCGCGATCACATCTTCCGGCGTACTGGTACCGGGATCGTGAATAGGCGCATCGGTCGGCGCGCGTTGCCCTTGGCGGGCAGCCCAGGTGGAGGTGGCAATATCGCCAAACCCGCCAGGCCCCATTTCTAAGGCGACTTCAAGGCCAACTTCTTCTGGATCAACTTTGCCTGTCGCTAAATATTGCCCTTGAATCTCACCCCCGGCCGCACCTGTAACTTGCGCACCCATGGCGGCGGTGCCGCGCGTTGCAGTCGAGAGCGGACCTTGCGCATTTTTAAGCAATTTGATGCCGAGCAAATTTGCAGTCGCGTCCCAGGCTGCAATCGACAAGCCCTTAGTGGATGCGCGATCCAACATGTCTTCACGTACAGTTGGGTCATTTAATGCCGCAGCAATTTGCGCCGGGTCTTCAGGGTTGCCACCACGCTCACGAATAAATTCGCGAATTTGTGCGCCCGTTTCAATCAAATACGAGCCAAGCGCAGTACCGGCAAAGAATCCGGTTGTACCGCCGATCGCTGCACCTGGGCCACCACCGATAAGCGCGCCGGTTCCAGCACCGGCTTTTGCACCGGCAATCCCTGGTGCCCACGTACCGATCAGATTTGCAGCTTGCTCTGAGGTGGCATAGAGAAACCCTTCCGGATTGGTAACCCCTTCGAGTAAGGTTTCACCGAGGAAGTCGATGGCCTCAAGTGCCGCAGTACCGTAGTTACCCTTTTTCCAGGCATCCCCAACCTGTACGGCTTCTTCGCCAATAACTTCGTAATACGAATTCAGTTCTTCAGGGCGATCGTATGGCCTTGCAGCATTGGCAATGACATTGACCAATTGGGACTTGGACTCTTCATCCAAATTGTCCCATTGCCCGGTTGCCAACAAGGCAGCGTAGTTGGCTTTTGCCTGATCAAGCCCTTCAACAACTAAGCGCCCTGTATTGCCAAAAACCCCTAATTCTTTAGTGGGGTCTTTCTCAGGTAAACCTGCCCAAAGCCGTGCCTGCCCCTCTTCCTCTTCACGCGACATACGAAAATCGCGATCACCCTGAATCCAGTTTGAGACGTTGCTTAATGTGTTGGAGGTTTCAACAGGCTGGACGTCTTCGGGAATCAGATCATCGAATGCGCCAGAAACAGAAACGCCACCTGATTCGGTGGCGTTGTTGGGGATGAGGTCATCGAATATTGACGGCATGTCAGTTTCCTTTCATGGAGTTGCCGGGGTCTCGGACCAATGTCCGGTTTTATTAAAGGTCGTCAGTTGGAATTCCCATTTCCTTTAATCGTTGAATAACCAAGTTGCGGTTTGCGCCTTTTGCAATGGCGTCCTTGGCTTCTTCAATCGCTACTGCGGGGGATGGGAACAATGTATCCACGACCGAACGCTGTAACTCAGGACTCATCGTTCCAGACAGGTATTTCGATACATCTTTCCGGGTTCTTGGAATCAACCCGCCATCCATCTTGTTTTTAAGATCACTGATGACTTCTTCCGCGGAGGCAGAATCACGCATTCCCCACAAGTCCATGCCAGGGGGGTCATAACTCCCCTCTGCAACGTCTTTTTGAGTTGGGGTTTCGTCCAGGGTGTCTTTGGAGCTGAACGACATCTTGTACGCGTCCTGCATGGCTCCCGCCAAAGTCTTGTACTCGCCGGTCAAGTACAGTTGCTGCCCAAGGTCGGAAAGCTCCGCCGTACGCGCCTGGCGATCTTCACTAAACTCTGCCATGAAGTTGTCACCGCCTAGCATCGTCTTGGCCATGGAAAACGCCTTGGTATTCAGCTCCTCAGCGTCGGAATAACCACCAAACCCACTTGAGCCTTTACCGGCCACCACCAAGCCTTCTTGTGTGTCATACAGACCATTGGCACCGATTGAGACGTAGCGGTCTTTCGGGTCAACAAATTCCTGGTCGATGGTTTTCTTTTCGCGATAGGTCGAAAGCTCCAGTTCGGCTTTGCTTTTATCGCGCTCTTTTTCCAATTCAGCGAGACGTGCATCACGATCCTTTTGAATCGCTTCTTTCCACATCATCTCGCCACCTACGGCCAGTCCTTTGCCAAGGCCCGCTAATCCACCGAGCAAACCTGCACTTGCCATGACTTACGCTCCCATTGCGTTTTGTACGCCCTCAGCGATTGGGGTTTTCTGCATAAAGCGCATTTCGACATCGCGAATGGCTTCTGGCGGAAGCTCCTCAAAATCTTGCTTGAGCTGCTGCATTTCCTGGTCGTTCATGCCACCGCTCATTTCAGCGAACATTTCAACCGTCTTGTAAAACGCCATTTCTGCGGTCTGCTCATCGGTTTGGATGCCGGCTTTTTCCGCCATTTCCAAAAGCAGGTCGATCAGCTCGCCCGCCGCGTGGAACAGAATGTCATGTGAGATGTCACGCTTTGCGCGCTTTTTAATTGCCTCACCGAGCATGTTCACAATCTGCGCGATGGTTGCCGGCAAATCAGACGACGACTTCATCATTTCGACAAAGCGGTCGGACATCTGCTTGTTGTACATCATGGCCATACCCGAGTTGACCACCGCGTCATAGATGCGCTGCTCGTTCTCCGGTGCGTACTCGCCTACGCGAGTTTCGTCCTGGGCGCCGCCCAACAGACCCATATCTGTCATTTCTGCCATGTCGTACTCCTTTAAGCGTATGAGAAGGTGCCGCCGGTGCCGTCGGCTTCAGCGTCCAATTCGTCGGGCGAGCGATAACGTAGACCCACACCCGGAACGTATTCCCAGCGACCGGCGCGGAATGTGTTCACACGATTGAGTTCTTCGTTACGAATGCGATCTTCTTCGGCCAGTTTTGCCGCCTGCGCATCTTCTTCCGCCTTGGCCGTGGCGTAACCGCTCAATGCGCTACCGCCCGTTGTAATCAACGCGGCCTTACTGAAATCACCCATGTTGTTCCAGGTGCTGCTAATCAGACCGGGGCTTCCGGTGTTACCAACGCCGGTTGCAACCGCCTTGTCGGCCGCACTGGCAATGACATTGCCGCTGTTGCCTGCCAAGGTAGACCCCCCAACGTTCTGCACACCTGACGCGAGGTTGGTCCCAAGGTTGGTGCCGCCGGTTGCGCTATTGAGTGCCAATGAGTTACCAGCATTCATGCCCGCGCCGATTTCCGTCTGCGCCAGTGGCGTAACAGAATTCGATGCCGCCACGCCATCCAAGGTCATGGCCGCCGAATCCATCGTCGCGCCGGTACCAAACTGACCTGCCGACATTTGGCTGCCAGTGAAGCTGTTTTGCATGACCGCGTTATCGGCAGCCGCACTAAGCGAGGTGTTACCTGCAGCCGCATTGGCGCCGGTGGCTACCTGGCTCGTTGCCGTGGTGCCGGTACCGATGCCCGAGTTGATGCTGGCGATGGATTCCTGCGTGCCAAAACCAGGAAGACCCGATCCGCCCAGCCAGCCACCGCCAACGCTACCGCCGGCTGAGCTGATCATGCCCGCCGCCTGCGATCCGGCGCCGGGCACAAATAACGACGATCCGGTCCCGGCCGTCCCCGAGAACATGGACGCAAGGTGTGTACCACTACCGGTCAATGTGCCATTGGCCAGGGCATAACCGCCGAAATACACCGCCGCCGCAACCGCAACGACAGGTAGCACTTTTTTCACGACCTTGGTTACGGACTTAAATACCTTCTTCACTGCTTTAACAGCACTACTCATGATTGTTCTCCTTCGGAAATTGCAGATAGGTCCCACCGACTCTCTGCAATCCGAGTCGGCCAATGAACTCGTCTGAGCGTGGAATCCCAGACGAAACTGACAGGCCAACCAGGCGAACGCCCGGCTGTTCCCATCCCCATTTCAAGAATTTCTTCGCCAGCCGGTAGCCGTCGTTGCCTTCTTGAACATAAAACATGATGTCGGACGCCTGCTGGCCCTTGACCGGAAACGCAATGTGATCCGTTGCGCCCAGTAGAAACCCAACAATTTTTCCCTCCAGCTCAGACACCCACAAAAACATTCGCTTGCTGCCAATGGCAAAGGCCAGCATCTTTTTTGCCGCCGTCTCATCTTCTTCAAGGTAGGCATACGGACTGTTTCGGTGGAGGTCACGCAAGACCGGAATCAACTTTTGAATGTCTTCCACTTTGGCTTGGCGAATCATGCGGTTTACTTTTGGGTTGCTAGAGCGACAGTCTCTTCACGAATGTCGTCAGTCCAAATGCTGTCTGGTAGATCAATCTGATCCGCTGTGGCCAGTGCATTAAGCGCGGCCAGATTGGCATTGAGCTGCGAAACCGCCTCTTCGATGCGCTTCTTACGTGAGTTATCGTCGAGGTCCTTATTCGAGTTGATGTCACCGACCGTTTTCTGGAACTGAGTGAGAATCTGACTGGTCGACGCGTACTGCTGCACGTTCTGGTTGCCCTGAATCTGCACCATGAGCTGATCGATCTTGGCCTGGCTTTCCAGGGGCAATAGCGCCTTGGTGTTTTCAAAGCGTTTTTCCAAGTCAGCCATGTTTTCTGCAATACGCTGGTCGCTTTCTTGGGCAGACAAGTCGCTCTTCATGTCGTACTCAGACTCCAGGAGACCCGACTTGAATTCCTCAGCCTGGGTTTGTGCGCGCAAATCCAGGTCCGACTTCATTTCGGTCAACGCAGCCGCCGCGCTTTCGGCCTGGGTCTGCAGCTCCTTTTGCACCTGCGCCTTGGCTTCCTGCAATGCCGCCTCTGCGTCAATCTGACGCCCTTGCATCAGCTCATTGGAAGCAATTTCTGCTTGCTTCAGCGCAACACGACTGGAAATTTCGGCTTCTGAAATTTCCAACTGCGTGCTGAGCTGTGCCGTCCATTCCTTTTCCTTCGCCGTGATTTCATTGGCTTGGACTTCAAGTCGATTCGACAGCTCGGCAGCGGAAATTCCTTCTTGCGAAGCGATGCGCTCCATCGTCAATTCTTTCTCAAGCGCATTCTTGGCCTCTGCCATAGCGACCTGCGCTGTAATCTCATTCCCTGCGATCTTTTCACGCGAGGTAATGTCCGCTGCGCTGAGTGCTAGACGATTAGCAAGTTCGGCTTCACTGATACCTTCGCGCGAAGCAATCTCCGCCAGGTATTGCTTTTCTTGTGCCGTGATTTCAGAGGCTTGCATCGTGAGCCGGTTGTTGAGTTCCGCTTCACTGATACCTTCGCGCGAGGCGATTTCGGCCATGTACTTCTTTTCTTCGGCAGAAAGTTGTTTATCCACCTGCCCAGCCTGGAAGGACTCAGCCTGGGTTTGCGCTTTCAAGTCCAGGGTAGACTTGGTTTCAAGTAGTTCTTTTTCGCCAGCGATACCGGCTGCGATCGTACCGGCACCCGCATAGTCACCAAACCCCATGGATTGTTGGTATTTCTGATCTTCATTGAGGCGAGTCTGCTCCCCCGTCGCTGCGATCTTGGCCAAATCGTTGTTGGCATTCAGATCGTTCAAGCTGTATTGCTGCTGATAGTCCTGGTTCGACAACGCGGAGTTGTACTGATAGGCATTGCTATCGACGCCAAACTTGTTGGTCCAGTCTTGGTTGGTCAATGCCTGCTTGTTGTAGGTGTCTGCATCCTGCTGCGCGATGGGGAGCGCTGCGGTCAGCACGGCTTCCTGCCCGGCCTGAACGCCCATGGCTGAATTGAGCAATCCGCGTTTATTCGCCTCTTGCGCAGCGCGCGTAGCCGCCCGCTGCATCAACGGGGAGTTGGTACTCAGGATGTTGTCGAGCTGCCCCTGAACCGTTGCGTTCGGATTAACTGTCCCAGTCGTTGGCCCGACCACGCCCGTCGGTTGACCCGGCAACGTCGGTTGAATCGGTTGGATCGTGGTTGGATTGGTCGTAGCCATCATTTCACTCCGCAGTAAGCGTTTTATTCACCCATCATCGCGGCGTCTTCGATCAAGCCGCCTTCAGCGCCCATGCCCATCGGCGTATAGCTCAAACATTCGCAGCCGCCGTTTTCGCCGTAATCCAGGGAGATTTGCGGCGCGTTGCACATCCCTTCGCTGTTGTATTCGCAGTCCATGCACTTACACATTGCTTCAGTCATTTCGTTTTCCTTCAACAATACAAACCGTATCCGTGCGCATTTCGCACACAGACTGCGGCAACTTTAAAGAATCAAAAGCTCGACGCTCTTCATCCGTCATCGTGAGGTGACGTAGCGTTGAGCAGGCGGATAAGCTGGCTGCGATCACCCCGGCCAGTACGGGGCGCAAGTAACGGATCGCTCGAATTGGACGGCCTACTTCCCCCGGTAACGGGCGTGTGTTTAAGGGTTCGGCCAAAAACCTAACGCTTAACGGCGCTCGCGCCAACGTAAAAACTGAAAATCATAATGGCGACTTCTTTCGCCCACTCTGGGAATACCACGGCATCTTTAATCACCTGATACTCGACTTCGGTGCGCACGTTGTCCCAGAACAAGAACGACCAGCCCTTCTGCACTTCAACAGGTACGGCCACGCCAATGTCTGAAAGCCAGGGCGCAATCGCAGAGATCACAAAGATCATCGCCATAAAGCCCAGCACAAGAACGCGGCGCGTCATGCTGCTGAACTTGTCGCCAACACGAACCTGAAACTCTTTGTTCGACAATTCAGAGCGCAGTTGCATCATTTCCTTGTCAAAGGTCAGGCGCTCCATCAACAGCTTCTGCTCATCGGCTTTTGCCTTTTGAGCATTCGCCATCAGGCCAGAAACGATCCCCACGCCATTAGAGGCAATGGCGAGTATTGCTTCAACACCGAACATCGCTGTCCCCCTTGCATTCGTTTGCCAGGCAGTTGTAGAGGTGCTGCAAAACACCGACTACCTTTTGTCGTTTTGCGTCGTCCGGACTCACTAACGCATCGATGGCTTCGGCTAACGCATCCATAAAGTTGCGCTTCTGATCGTCATCCATCGTTTCCATCCTTGTTAGATTTACCTTTAACGTAAGCATCCGCACCAAAGAAGGCGCCAACCACAATAGACACCGCCATGAAATACGTCGGGGCCATATCTGCGATTACACTGCTTGCATTGGAATAACCTAGCGCCTCAGTGCCAAACACCAAGGTCGGGTAAAGCAACAACCCTGCCAAGGCAAACCAGACCATGCGGGATTGCTGCTCATACCGCTCTTTAGCTTGCTGCCGCGCAAGATCGCGTTCGGCATCTGCATCTTCCATCTCGCGGCGCTTGGCTTCGAGATAGATTTCCATTTCGCGCTCAGAAACACTGCCATCGCCATTGAGGTCGGCTTTCTGAAATTCAGTCATGTCAGTTCCCTGATAATGGGTTGTCCAGCGCTTTTTGCAGCTTGTCTTCTAGGTCGGCCTTGTTTTGCTCAACCTTGACTTCAAACTTGTCCATCTTGTTTTCAAAATGGACAACCTTGTCGTTTACTCGCTTTTCCACATCGTAGATAAGCTGTTTTGCATCGCGCAGATTCTGCTCAATCGATTCCAGCAACTTTTCTTGCGTTTCGATCTTGTTATCGGTCTGCTCCATTTGCGCCTGGTATGCACCGATGTCGAGGCTGGCCAACTCTTCGACCTTGAGCCAGATTTGAAAACCGCCATACAGCGTACCAATCAGACTGCCAACCACGGTAAGCGCAGCCAGTCGTGCACCCCAGGACATCTTGCCGACATGAGACTTCAGGAATTTGACTTGATCCTGAATGTCATCTGTTTCACGCCGACCGCTCATTTATACCTCGGACTATAATTTATACTTCGGCATATAATCGACTATAATTGCAGAGCGTGAAACGCGGTCTGCGCTCTGCAAATGAGGTAACCTACTCTGCAAATGAGGTAACCTCTTTGTGCCTATCACACAGGCAGCTACGGCTTCCATGTGTGAGGCTGGCAAACATACTCAA